GCAAGTCCATGCCGGACAGCGTATCTGTGAGGGTTTTTATATTAAGCATGAGTGTTCCTTACTGCATTTTCATCAGGGCTAACTCAGCAAGACCGGCAGGGCGTTTCTTTGCTTTTACCGTACCGCCCTTGGCTTTTGGTGTTGCTGACCCGCCCAATTGAGACAGGCCATACCCCGCTAGACCCAAACCGGCAAGTTGTGAAGCTGCGCTTGGCGGGGCTTGATATATCTGAGTGGTGGCTGACTGCATAGGCAGACCACGCGTCAACGCATTCATGTTTGCCAATTGCAGCATGGGATACTGTTGCGCTGTTGCGTAGTCTTGAATCTGCTGATTAATAATGGCTTGTTGTTCTTGCTGTTGCTGTGCGCCGTACTGGTTTTGCAACTGGTTAATACCCATCTGCTGGCCATAAATATTTTGACCAAACTGACCCAACTGCCCAGCCGCCTGTAAGCCGGTCTGAAGTCCTTGCATTCTTAACCCAGCGCCGTACTGACGAGATTGCTCGCCTGCTTGTTGCCCAGCTAACCCGTATTGAGCGCGTTGCTGTGCGGCTGTCATGCCCTGACCAGCACCAAATTGACGAGATTGTTCAGCAGCGCCTTGTGCTTGTTGCAGCGCTTGTTGGTTTGCCAACTGCGCCTGTAAGTTTTGACCCGCGCCAAGCTGTTGGATACCAAGGTTTGCTGCTAGGTTTTGAGAGCCTACGTTGTAACCCATACCTTGATTAGCAAGCGCCGCTTGCATACGCTGCGCTTGATCGGCATTAAACTGTTGTTGGGCTTGGCCGTAAGCGCTTTGTAAACCTGTAGCTTGAATAGAACCTTTTTGAGCAGCAAGGTTTTTTGCTGCTTCAGCATCCATAATTGCTTGGCGAGAACCACCAAAAGCGCCTGCTCCCACAGCTTGAGCGTTACGTCCTGTTGTTGCAATATCGGCTTGGCGCTGGGCATCTTGTTGTTGCAAGTCCACAACGGACTGCATGTAGGGGTTCATGTACGCTTGGGCAGCTTGCTGGTTGAACTGCTGAGACTGCACATCTTGCGGAGCGTTTTGAAATTGATAATTCTGCAAGTCAGGTGCTCGCGCCTCACCCATAGAAAACTGACCGGGCTGATATTGACCGGGGGCTTGGAACTGATTACCAAACTGACCTGCTTGATACGTAGTGTCTAAACCTGCCATCCCCGCCTGTCTTGCCATATTTGCAGCTTGCCCAGTCTCTGCGGTAACGCCCATATTTCCCGCAGCAGTCCGCGCATCGGTTTGCAGTTTTGATGGCCCGGCAAAATACTTGCTGGGGTCGTTGCTAAAAGGCGTGTACGGCGTTATTCTTTCTTTGCCGGTAACAGGATCTGTGCTAAAAATTTCCTCTTGCGCAGACCCCAACATTTTTTCAACATACGGCTGCGCATACTCAGGAATGTTTGAAGTCTGTGAGTATGTTGTGTTCGGCCCACCGCCACCGCCACCGCCTCCAAGGTACATGGTAAAGTTTTGGCCAGTCAACCAACTAAACAAATGCTTAGTGATATTCATATCTTCATCCTCATTACGTGATGGGTTTGTTCCATACCCATCTTTTCATACATGGGAACCAATTCATTTCGGCACCAACACTGGGCTACCGTAGCCCCGTTAGCTTTCATCCAAGCAACCAACTCTGCTAATACGTGGGGCTTGACTACGCTTTTACCGCCCAATAAAGCCCCATGCCCCACACGATAGCGTGGGTAGTCAATAAACTCAACCGCTGCCGCGCCGGTAATACCTTCATCCGGCTCGTCCCACACAAGCAAAAACATTTTTCCCGTACGCATTGCGTACTCCACCTGCTCAATGGTTATAAAGTCCGGTTCGATATCAATACTCTTTTGTAAGAGTGGCGCAGCTTTATCCCATACTGTGGGCAGTTGATGAGGGGGTATGTGGTACAGCGGCATATTTAAGCTAGGTACTTTTCAGGGTTGATCTGCTTGCCTTGCTTCTTTGTGCCAGTGCGAGCTTTGCGGATTCTGTCCATCATCTTGTACAACTGTTTAGCGCCTGCTTCAGATGAGCCATTACCAAGGTGGGAAACCACATCGGCAGGAATCACAAACTCTTCATTGGCCAAGCGTGCGGGTTGTTTGCCAGCAATTGTTGCAGGAATGTCGTCAGACATACCGTCTCCGGGGCCTTTGAGTAAGCGACCACCACGAGCGTAATCAGAATAGTCGCCCAAATCCGCAATGCCGCCAACAGCATACCGAGGTTGATAAGGAGTAGGTTGGACGGGGTTGTAGGCTTGATATGTGTTGCGATTAAACGTAGATTTGTACTTTTCTTCTTCTTTAGGTTTGGGCTTGTTCAGCATCTCGTACCCAGTCGCACCCATCATGCCTGTCAGAAGCTTGTTTGGCAACGACATGTTCATAAACTCCTCAACCATTCCGGGCTTTGCGGCAGGTTGTGCCCCTGATCCTGTTAAGTTGTAAGTTGCGGTTTGATTCAAAGGTGTCTTTATGCCCTGTGTTTCCATCCCGTAATTAAGCATTCTGTCCTGTGGTAGGGAGTTTACAGAAGTTGGTGCAGGCGATGGTACTGATCCTTGCATTATTTGTAGTTCTGCTGGCGTGTAGGACGTAGCGTTACTTCCTGACCCAATCTGCACGGCGTTTCCTTGATACCCTGTTCCGGGGCCTCCAAGGGAGGGAAGCGTAGGGGCTGGAGGGGGCGGAGGGGCAACAGGTGGCGCAACAGCGGGGCCAGCAAAGGATTGATTTAAAAATTCCTGCCCCGTCATGCTAGGGGTGTTTGCTTGTGCGTTTTGGAAGGCTTGTAAAACTTGTTCCTCTACTGTAGGTACTTGCCCCGTAACAGGTACTTGCCCCGTAACAGGTACTTGACCCAAGTTCAGCGTTTCAATCCCTGTGGGTACTTGACCCGTAACAGGTGCTTGCGCCATGTTCAACGCTTCAATTCCTGCGGATGGCGTGCCTGTAACTTCTTGTGCCAGTGTTTGAATGCCGCTGGTGGTGGCTTGTTGTGTGGCAGCTTGTGTTGCCGCTTGTGCGGCGGCTTGTGTGGCAGCTTCAGCGGCGGCTACTTGTGCAGCTTGTGCGGCGGCTACTTGTGCGGCGTGAACCGCTGCGGCTTCGGCAGCAGCAATAGCGGCAGCTTCGGCGGCGGCAATCTCGGCGGCGGTTAGGGCAAACGCTGGCATAAATTACTCCTTGAATTGGGGCGACTCTAAGCCAGTCCCACGCAGATTATGTAAACAACAAAGCACCACATCGTCTGTCAATGCTTTGAAAATGTGTTTTTTGCCAGCCGGAATCGTAAGCACCGCAGGGGCAGTGAATTGTCCAATATTTTGCCCGTCTTGCCAAGCCTCGATAGTACCCCGAGAAATGAGGGTAGCGTGGTCGTGTTCATGTACGTGCTGGGATAAACCGCAGCCTGCCTTCTCGATGGTGTACGACCTAATCCAGATGTCATCAACTTCGTCAAATTGAACGTATTCAGTGGGGGTGGTGGTTGTGTGGGTCATACTTTGATCTTTAGAACATTGGCGGCAGTGGTGTCGTAGTAGATGTCGCCCTTGCGGAGATTGGCAAGATCTGCTTGGGTTGGCAGGCTAACTTGGGTTGCGCCGGGAGTTGTTAAGTCAGGTTGGGCGCAGGTTAATGCAGTTACCACCGAGGTAGTCCCAACGCCTTGAGAAGAAAACACAGCGGGAGAGGCGTTGTCCAGTTGGCTAAAGTACAAGCGCAACACGTTGATAAGCTGCTCCATATACTGGCGGTCATACTGATCGGGCGCTGCTGGTAAACGCGGTTGGGTTGCGGTTTTTAATCCCATGCTTATCTCCTACCGTCAGGACGAATATCTATACGCGGTACACCCAACTGCCACTGGACACCAATCTCATCTGAGCTTACCTTAAACGCCATCTGACGACCACGAATCCTGACATACACCTGCTGGGTAAACTGCTGTATTTCATAGGTTCTTTGGTTCTGGTAGTTCTGCGCACTGACAACATCTGGGTTGTTTGAGTCACCATATGGCGCACCGGGGTTGGCGCGGGGGAGTACCGTAAACATGGCAGTTGGCCCGTTTACATTTGATCCGTCAAAGGTCAGGTCAGGGATTAACCGCCAAACAAAGCCAAAGTTGTGTCCGTCCCCAATGTCAAAGTCAGATGAGGTTACCTGCGCCACAATAGGATTTGATGGGTTGACTGTGCCGTCGTCCACCCCATTTTCATGGTACACGAGTAATGCGTTTGTAGTGCCGCCAGCCACGCCATAGGTTGCCGCCATAGGATAAGCGCGTAATGCGCTGTCCAGCCATGCAGTGCGCCCTTGAAATGCCGTGCCGGTGTAGTTAACCCAGTCGCCGTAGTACCAAACATTATCCAAGTGGTTGTATATAACGTAACGATCAATTACATCGGAGTCGGCAGAACAATACTGCCACCACACCTCGTTGTAACCCTCGTTGGTTCCCGCCATAAACTGAAAGGATTGGGTTAAATTTATGTCGTTGTAGACATACTGACGCAAAGTGCATGGCAGAGTTTGAACGCGACCAGAGTACATGTAGAACTTATCCGTGCCCATCCAGTACGTGATATTGTTAGCGGTTGCTATTGCATTTGGCCCAGCAATGGATATGTTGTTACCCAGAATCTGAAAGCTCCAAACATAAGGTGGGCCAAGGTACTGCATAGAATAAATGGCAGAATCCGTCAATACTAAAATCTCTTGGCGGGTCTGTATGGCTGTAATAATTTGCGAGCCATCACTTAAACGGAAGCTACCTGCTTGGTTTGTAATAGCCGGAAACCATGTGGCAAAGCTCTCTTGGTCAGACCAGCGGATAAGCAACGGGTCTTGAACCACACTGCCGTAATCATTAACGCCGAACGCAAGGACAAACCTTGAGGAATCTGACACCATTACAAAGTTGGCAACTGTTGGGCATGAAGAATCTGTAGTTACAGTTCCTGATTTTGTAACGATTGACGCGCTAGGGCCGAGAAGCTGCGCACGATTAAATGTGTTTGCTGACGCAGAGTTTGCCCAGTAGTACAGCGCACCACCACGGGCATTAAAAATCAAGTCCTCGCCAAAGGTTGACTGGCTCCATGTGCGAAGCTGTTGTCCAACACCTTGACCGGCAGGAGCCGAAGCACCCCAACCAGTAAATGTGGTGGATTGAACAACTGCTGTACCGTTTGTATGTGTAGTAGCCGCGCCTGAACCCGTACCACTGACTCCGCGAGTGCAGCCTGTAAATGTTGTGCCTGTTGTGCCAGTGTAGGTAATTGTCTCTTGGTCAATCAACAGAGTGCCAGTTGGCGTAGAAAACCCAGTTGTTGAGGTCACTGTGACGGTAGTGTTAGCTGCTGAAAGCGTACCGCCGGAAACCGCAGTGGTGGCTGTACCCACAATAAGACCACCCCAAGTACCAGCGCCCCAGCCTACGTTCTGGGTATATACGGGATTACCTGTTGTGATTTGATAAGCGGCAATAACTGACCCACCGCCATTACCAGAGTCGCTTGCATTAGCTGCTACTGAAGATGTGATGGTGTACTGGTTAGAGCTTAGATAGGTAATCTGAAACTCGGCATTGAGTATGGCGGCTGTAATAACACCGCCCAAAGAAACTGCGCCGCTAAAAGTTACAAAGTCGCCAGTTTGCGCACCGTGTCCTGCATCGGTAACTGTAATTGTTGTTGACCCAGTAGAAGCGGCAAAGGTGGCCTCACCTGCGGTAGTTGTATTGCGCAGCGGGGTTACATCATAGTAAAAGCCATTTACACCGTTTTGAATATAGTATTTGAGGTTTGTTCCCAGCGCCAACAAGTTGTAACCTGTTAAGTTGAGCCAATTCCATAACGCACGACAGACACCCCAAAGCGTACCTGTGGTCGGCTGTAACGTAGAAAGGTTTGTTCCTGTGTCTTTAGCCCAGCCGCCAACCTTCTCAGGCATACCTGAGCGAAACCGAATCTTGTTGGATGCGTAATACCCGCCCTCATTGGCGTAAGAGGTGCTTTCTCTGTTTACACCGGGGCGAAGCTGGAGTTTCTGTAAGGGCATCTTTAACCTACGTTGCGCTCAAAATGAGGGCAATCTACCAATGACTTGAAGTTGCCGCCCCATCGGTTCTTTGGATGCAGAGTCTCCCAATACGCGCCCAGCGGCGCAAGGATGCCTTTGTCCCAGATGATCTTTCCGTCCTTGAAGAAATTCAAGTCTATGGCGCAGCGCTTTAGATGGATGGAATTCATAGTCTTGGAAC